CCCGCGTTTCCCATTCTCGTGGACTGAACAGGACGGACGAGCGCGCTATATTCAATTAGAATCAGCACCTTTACCAAACCTTTATCAAGTCGACGCGTTTATTAGTGCGCGAGTATTATCAAACTAATAAATTCATTCGAATCCATCCTTTTAGAAAATAAATAGCATTCGCTATATTCAATTAGAATCAGCACCTTTACCAGACCTTTTCTAAATCGCAGTGTTTATTGTTGCGCACGTATTATTAGACTAATAAGTACATTCGCATTAATAAGTACATTCGAATACATACCCTTTTGAAAATTAAAAAAGTGGGGACATGCCCCCACTTTAAGGAGGATCAATATATGTCAGAAAAATATATAAAATTACTTGGACCGGTTTTTCATAACAACAAAGAATATAATGCAGAAGCGATTCTTATCATTCCCGAAAATATAACTGAAGAAGAAGCAGAGCGACTAATTAAATTTAAAACCGCAGAGTATTTCACACCTATAGTTATTAAAACTAACACAGCGGAAACTGGTAAACAGCCACCAGTTAATTCAAATAAAGATATACCACCGTCTGAAATGAACAAAGCACAATGTCAAGAAGAATTAGAAAATTTAGGGATAAAATATTCTAAAAAAGCAACACTTGGCGAATTACAGCAGTTGATTTCTGATCAAAGAGATTCATTACAACAAAAACTAGAAGATAAAGAAGAAGGAGAAAAAGGAGGAGAAGGTGAAGGTGAAGAGGGAAAAGATATAAATTCAATGACTCGCGAACAACTCGAATCAGAGCTAACAGTTCGTGCAATTCCATTTAATTCTGACCAGTCAGATGACGATTTGCGTAAATTATTGACTGATTATGAAGCAGAAACAGGAGGCAATGATGAATAGTTTCCAAGAACAATTAGCTATTGATAATAAAAACGTTATCTATAACACAGCAGAATTTGCTTTATCAATTAAATGGAATGGACACGCTTTAATAGTTGTTGATGAAACACCGACCGAATCGTCGCAATTCACCCATGGCATCACATCAGAAACAGTTATTTATCGCTGTGCTATAGATTCATTAAATCCCCCCCCTGAAATTAATGAGAGGGTCGATATCAATGGTAATTTTTGGATGATTGTATCAATTCAAAAATTAACAAACGATTTTGTTATTCGGTTAGAGAGATTAAGACCATGATTTCAATGACACTTGATGCTCGTCAGGATCAAATTAGTAGAACTATTCTAAATCGACTTGGCGACAAAACCGAAAAGGTTATTACTGATGCTACAAATAGAACGCTAGCCGGTATGCGAACGGATGTAACAAGATTGATAGTTAAAAAGGAAGGGATTGTCAGAAAGACCGTCTTTTCAGCAATAACAATTAATAAGGCAAATGCTAGCGGTTCGAATGGGAGTGTTGACATAATGGGGGGGCCATTAGGTCTTATTAAATATAAACATACCCCGAAAAAAGAGATGAAAGGAAAAACAAAAGGAGGCGTTAAAGTTAGTATAAATCAACAATTGGTACAGTTAAAAAGCGCATTTGTTGCAATTATGCCTAATGGTCATAAAGGGGTTTTTGAACGTCAAAGGGGGATCCGAACTGATTCAGGTAATACAAAAATAGAGGAATTATGGGGGGCGTCTATTCCACAAATTGCGGCACGTCATGAAATTGTTGCTAAAGTTCAAGAAAACGCGGCAGAGCGTTTTTTAAATCGCTTCACTCAACAATCTAATCGGTGGTTAGGGCAAAATGGAGCAGCATAATAATGACATCATTTTTATTAATTCAGGAATTACAGCAGCGTTTAGGTGATGAGTTGAAAAACTGGCATCTTGAACATTTTATTGGTGGTGAAAACCATCGAGCAGCACCTAATATAATTATAGGTCAACTCCCCCCTCGAACGGGTTCAATGCCGGCGAATGCTACACAATTACAGAAAAACAGCAGTAATGATTTTATACCATTTATAATTATTCGGCCACTTGATAACACGTTTTCAAATGATCATCCATGCCAACAAATTCTAAATATAGCTATAGTTTGCGGTATTCGTTCTTCAGATAGTTATGAAAAATATGAGCGAGGTGTTGGCGACGTTCTTAATTTGATCGATAAAATCGCTTTATCTATCAAAAAGTATCAATTGTGGGGTCAAAATAATTTTTATCATAATGATGATATCAAATGCACATACGGATCGCCAAAATCTATTGATCCATATGAGATTGGTTTGCAAGCTGAAGCGCCTTATTTTTATGCTGTAGCCCTCACTAGCTTTACTAGAACAATTGCTACCCAAAAAGTTGAATTAAATAATGTTTTATCATAGAGGTAAACATGTCCCAGATAATTTATTTAGGCCCGACTATGTCAGGTCAAGGCGTTACTATAACTACAGGCTCTATTTACAATGGGCAAGTACCGCCAGATATTGCAGAACGTAAACAAAGCGATAAAGATTTTTCAGCATTGTTTGTTTCCGTTGATAACGTTGCTGAAGCTAGAATAGAAATTAGAAAAGGAAACACGTTTTTATCGCAACGTTA